ATTTTTTTCCATTTTTAATTCTCTGCTCTTTTGACATACCACAAATGCCAACATTAAGTTCTTTAACACGATTTCCTGCTTTTTTTCTGATTTCCATCATCTCTTCTTCAGAAAAAGAAAAAATTCCAGTTCTAAGTTCTTTTGCTCTTTTTCCGTTTATTTTTCCTGCAGTTTTACCTCCCAATATTAAACCATCTTTAGTAATACTATCCAAACCTCCTGCATTTTTGTTGATGCATTTTTCTTTGCCAAATTTTTTCCACCCACTTCTTATCATTTCATATTCTTTTTCTCTCAACTCTTTTAATGAAATATTATTACTTTCAAAAAGAATATGTTTCTCTTTCTGCATCTCCCATAAAGGTTTATTATTTTTTCCAGGAGAACCCCAATAATTTATATCTTCATTTGCAGGAACTTTTGACTTACGAGAACCAATATAAAATCTTCCGTCTTCAAATTTAATTAGATAAAGATAGTAATAATTCATAACTCCACTTATAACCTTTTCTTCAAATTTTACAACTCTCACAATCTTCCTCTTCAGCACCAGAGAGTTCTTGAAGGAGTGATTGGAGATTAGGTTTCTCTTCAACTACTTCATCAGTTTTAATATCATAAGTATTTTGATAATAACTTGTTTTCCATCCCATTGAGTATGAGTAAAGCATATCGTGTGCCATAACAGATACTGGAACTTCATTGTCTGGATAATTTTCTGGATTATATGACCAGTTCCCAGAAATTGCTTGATCAAAAAACTTTTGCATCACAGCAACAATATTAACATAACCACGATTGGACTCCATATCCCAAAGAAGCGTGTAATTGTTCTTAAGAGTGTGATATTGAGGAACAATCTGCTTGAGTGGTCCTTTTTTGGATTTTTTAATGGACAAGAATCCGCGAGGAGGTTCAATTCCATTTGTTGCGTTTGACACAACGGAACTGCTCTCCGAAGGCATCTGTGCGGACAGTGTTGAGTGCCTGAGACCGTGCTCCAGGATTGATGCTCTAAGACCTTCCCAATCATGCTGTAACTCAATAGAAGAAATTTCATCTACGTCTTTTTTGTATGTATCAATCGGAAGAATTCCATCAGCATACTTAGTGCGACCAAAGTATTCACAATGTCCTTTTTCTTTTGCCAGTTGATTGGATGCTTTCAAAAGATAATACTGGAATGATTCGGACAACCCATGAACAGCGTCCCATGCTTCTTGAGAATCGTAATTATACCCAAGTTTTGCCAAATAGTGCGCTAACCCAATAAACCCTATACCAAGTGAACGACGTGCCTTGGTGGCGATTTCTGCCGCTTCTACGGGGTATTTCTGATAGTCAATCAACTCATCAAGTCCACGAACAGAAAGATCACAAAGCTCTTCAAGTTCTTCATCAGATTTAACCTTACCAACATTGATCGCAGAAAGAATACAAAGCGCAATCTCACCTTCACCATCAATATGTTGAATAGGATCTGTTGGAAGAGTGATCTCTTGGCAGAGATTACTCATGTTTACTTTATCCTTGAAGGAAGAGTGTGAGTTACAGTGGTCAATGTTCATAATATAGACACGACCCGTCTCTGCACGTTCTTTAAGGAGATTGAGAATGAGTTCTTGTGCTTTAACAGTTTTTTTCTTAATGGTCGAATCTTTTTCATATGTACAGTAGAGCTCATCAAAACCAGGGAGTCCAAAGTTATCATAAAGTCCAGGTACATCATGCGGAGAGAAAAGCGTGATCTCACCGTCTTGAATAAATCTTTCATAGAACAACTTACTAATCTGAATTGAATAGTCAAGTTTACGGACACGATTATCTTCCGTACCCTTGTTATTTTTAAGAACTAGAATGTCTTCTATTTCTTGGTGCCAGATTGGGAAGTGGACGGTGGCGGATCCACCTCGTATGCCATTTTGAGTACAGCATCGGACAGTCGCTTCAAACTTTTTGAGGAACGGTACAACACCCGTGTGCTGAACCTCGCCACCTCGTATTTTGCTGTTGATGCCACGGATTCTACCTGCGTTGATACCGATTCCCGCCCTTTGTGCAACATAACGGCCAATTGCCATATCACTACTAAAGATACTATCGAGGGTGTCATCAACATCAACAAGAACACAACTAGCGAATTGTCTAAGTGGCGTCCTAACGCCTGCCATAATGGGGGTAGGGATGTTGATTTTGTGCTTTGAGATTGCGTCATAATACCTCTTGACATATGACATTCTAGTTTCTTTTGGATACTCTGCAAAAATAGTCAGAGCAATCATCATATACATGAACTGAGGAGTCTCATATACTCCACCAGAACTACGATCTTGAACAAGATATTTGTCAACTACCTGGCGCAGGCCTGCATAGGTGAACAAGAAATCGCGATCATGATCAATAAAAGATTCTGCACGAGCAATCTCTTCTTGAGAATACTTATTATAAATATCGCTATCATAGACCTCTGCAGATACACAATCAATAATGTGTTGTTCCAGAGTAGGAAGCTCTTTCATCTTCCCATAGAGTTGCTTACGAACTGCAAAGAGAAGCAGACGAGCAGCAACATACTGATAATTTGGATGGTCCAAATCAATCAAATCAGAAGCAGAGCGAATCAGAATTTCCTGAATCTCTCCTGTGGTAATTCCGTCATAAAACTGAATACCCGACTTCATTTCAACTTGACTCGCAGAGACACCTGCAAGACCCTTACATGCCTCTTCAACCATCAAATGCATCTTGTCTAGGTCAAGAGATTCAATTCGACCATCACGTTTTTGTACCTTTGTTCCGTTGCTCATATTTTCTTCCAGGTAGTAAATTTAAGTTTTGCTTCTAATCCAGAGTAAGTATTTGATTCTATCACAGTTTGCACATCAAGTCCAGATAAAATCATATCATTAATATCTTTCTCCTTTATTGTTGAAGGCCAGATGACAACTTTCTCTCCTCTGTCAATGGTGCGGGAGATTCTTGAAGTGATTTCTTCATTTCGTGGTTCGTTATCGTATATCCAAACAGAATTGCAAATACCCCACTTAGCAGTATCACCGTCAGCTCCGCAAAGAGCAATCGAGTTTGAAATGAAAGTTGAGTCGAATGGACCTTCTGTGATGTATACAATTTTGTCTTTTTCAATCTCATCGAGACCGTAAATTTTTGGTGCGTCATCGTTAAGCATTACAGTAATATATTTAATCTTGCTTGGACCAAGTGATCTGCCTTGAAATCCAACAAGAGTATTTTGATAGAACAAAGGAATAATAATCCTAGGTTCATCTTTACTAGTATCATCGAAGACTTCTTTTATAGAATTTGTCCACGATTTAAATTGGTCGGTGTAATAAAATTTATCCGGATTAAGTTTTCTACTTTCTAGATATTTTTTTGCATCAGGATTCGATGATGCTTTTGGCAGATCCAACTTTGGTTTAAACTTAGGTGCTTCAAACTTAAAGACTGGATCTTCTACAGTAAAGTTTTTACCAGTCTTTCCATCTTTAAACTTTTCAAAAGTGTACTGTTTATAGATTACAGAATCAATCTGCTTTAGAAAGTTATTGAAAGATATATTAATCCCACAATTATGACACTTGAAGTTAGTATTGTTTTTTACTTGATACAAATATCCCCTTGCTTTATTCTTGTTCCTCTGAGAATCTCCGCAAATAGGACATCTAAAGTTATAAAGATTGTTCTTTATCTTTTTAAACTTTTGTAATCTGGCAGATATCAAATTGATGTATTTAACATCAACAAAATCCATAATTAAACCTTAAAGTTCCTATGCTCCATTATAGAACTTTGTGGTTGAGGTGTCAAGATTTGAATCGCAGCAGGAGTTTTGAGTAAAAACGTGATGCAGGCAAGAGAGCCTATTGCCATCCAGACACGCTTTTCTATAACTTGTACTCTTGACACAATGATGTCATAATCGCTGTCAACTTTATCACGGAGTTTGTCAATTTTAGCAAAGAGTATGTTATCGGTCTCTTCTTGCTTAGTGATTTTTTCTTCATGTACTGCGAGCATCTTACTCACATTACTATTTACTTCACTAAGTTTTTCAATAGCATTGTCAATCTTAACAATAATGTCTTTTACATCTTCTAGTTTTTGTTCTAGGATTGCAACCTTAATTTCTTCTGCCATTGTTGGATTTGAGGTAATCTAGCCAGAGTTTTCTACTGCCACGGCCGCCAGACATATACTGTCTTTTTCTTTTTCTTACAGGAGGATCATCACCCGCTTCAGCACTACCAGCAATTTTTCCTTGACCCATGGACATAGTAGGCATCTCTTCGTGAAGATGAGACTTTACTAAGTCTATGATTCGATCAATCTTCTTCTTTTCCATTATAGATTTTATAAAGTTCGGATAAACAATAAAGATCAACCTGTATATCATGAATGTAGGTTTTTGGATATTCTGGCAATTTACCCAAAAAGATTATAAAAGTTTTCATCGAAGACCATAAATCTTTTTCTATTTTAAAAAACAGCATTGGGGTTGCTGCCTCACCAAAAATATTATAAAGAATAATAAAATGATTAAGAAGAAGGTGAGTTTTTAGCTCACCTGTATTTCTATATCGTTTCAAAAGTCTTTTAATATATTTGAAATGATTTAAATCCTTATCAAAATCTTCTCTAGTTACTGCCTGAGGATTTTCATAGTTTTTAATAGCAAATAGGAGAAAATTATCCTCATTCAATTCATTAAAAATCATATATTATCAGACAGGAGTTGGATAAAGGATTCCATCAGAACCAGTAGTAATACCAGACATTGCAACAAGAACTTCAGTCTTAACTCTCATTTCTCCTTCAGATCCCATGTAAGTTGTAACACCTACCCATCCTTGGTGAGTGAATCCACTGTATGCAGCACCAACATATTCAGATGAAGTTGAAATACCATAAACTTGCTTATCATAACCATCAGCTCTTCTAGCAAATCTTAAGGTATCTCCTGTTGCGATACCAACACTGATTGTTGAAGCAAGAGAAATTGTAGTTGCTCCGATGGTGCTAATTACAAGATTGGATCCACCATTTATTAATGCATCACCAATAACGACTCCTGTTACGTCACTTACAGCAACTACAGGAATAACGTTAGTTCCAATTCCAGCATTTGTTGTTGCAGTTCCTACGTATGTAATAGGAACAAAAGATGGAGCAGCATCATTGATATTGCTATATGTGCTATCAAAAACTGTATATTTTGGTAGTTCGCTGATGTAGAAAGAAGTTGCGGCAATAGCAACACCACTTAATCCTGCAGTTGAGCCAATCGTTAAAGTTGTTGTGCTTGCAATACCTACGATTACAGCATCTCCGAAATAGGTTCCACCGTCACCACGAATACCAAATCTAATTACATCACCAGTTGCTGCAGCACCAACGTTTCCAAAGGTAGTACCACTTCCAACAACTTCAAGGGTGGTATAATTTAAAGTTACTGTGCCTCCAGAACCTTTATTATCATTGTTTCCCCAGAGTGCCATGTTCTTTCTTCCGTAAAAAAAATTGCTAATAATATTTATAAAAAAAGGAGACCTTACTTTTGATCCCCTTTGCGTAAAACAACTTTTAAAAAGTGTGTTGTTAAATCGAGTAGTCCATTCTCCTCAAATCTTTTTGTTTTAGCTAACCATTCTGAGATGGTTAACAAAAGACCTAGAGCAACAGTTATTCCCCAGTTTGTGACTAAGCAGGTGATCACTCGCAGTTCTTAAGAAGTGCGGTTCTTACAGTTGCAGCAATTACATTATCAATATCATTATCAGTTGTTTTCACATAACGATCAAGAAGATCGCATACAAGTTTCTTGGTGTGACAAGAATTCATAGCAGCAAGAAGAATTGGTTTTACAACCTCTACTAGTGCGCCCATGATGTCCTCCGTTAAAATGGATTCAAAACTATTTAGAAATCAATTCGTCTCTAGAGGAAGTTTACCTTGTTTTTGAAGATTTAGTTTTTGCTTTTGAAATTGTTGTTGCTTTTGTTGCATCATCTTAAGATTTGAATACTTCTGCCTATCAAGATTAGTATCCAATGGTTTTTCTTTTGTTTGTGTTTGAGTCTTTGGTTGAAGTTCCATTGCTTGTTCTGCAACCTTCTTTGCCATTTTTGTGGCAGTTGCATACATTACTTCTTTACCACGACCAGGGTATCTCTTTTCAAAGTCAGATGCTTTATCCTTCATCGACTTTACAATTTCCTCACGCTTTTTCATTTCCATTTTAGTCAAGGTTTTTTCATCAATCTGAGTATTTTCATCTAAACCAGGAGCGGCCTTATAACGCTTATCCCCAGATTTGTATGCTTTATATGCAGGAGTATTTCCTGCTTTATCAGCAGCACTCACAGTCATGCGAGTATCTTTCTTTTCTGCTTGCTTGCGTTTAGCATAATCCATATAAGATTCGCCTGGTTTTAGTTGACCCTCAAAGACTTGAGTTTCTTCGCTACGAACTGAAGCGAGTAAATCATCTAACTTACTAGACTTCTTTTTCTTAGCAGGTGTCTTTGCTTTTGGTTTTGCAGTTGCTTTTGGTGCCTCTGCTTTTTTAGTTTCGCCACCTTCCATTCTGCGGGCAAGATTTCTTGTTCCGCGTGAGACTGACCTTGCTCCAGAAGCGATTGCTCTCTTAAGACCCGACTTAAGTTTCGCACCAATTCTAGCAAGAAGTCCTGGTTTTGATGTTCTCGATGATGAAGGAGTAGATGAAGTTGAGGAAGATGAAGGAGCAGGTGTAGTTGAGGAGGATGATGATGCGGTCGATCCACCTGCTCCTCTTTGATACCCTGCCTTAAACTCTCTACCGAGTGCTTTTGCTCCTCTTACAGCAGCACCAGCAACATATCCAGCACCTCTTGCGAGACCTTTTCCTACTGTTTTTACAGCACTCTTAACTTTACTAAGAACTTCACCTCTCTTCTTTGCTGCTGGATTTTCTGTATCGTGCCCGTAGGTTACTTGTGCTTCTGTAAGTAAAGCAAGAGAAGTATCAATAGATTCACAGAGCATCGTCTCTATTTCATCAAGTTCATATCCTTCTTCTAGACACTCATAAAAAATCTCTTGGACTGCGCTCTCAATCAAAGTATCTGAAATAAAGTCTAACTCATCATCAGCAATTTCATCTAAGATACTATCAAACTGAACCATCTCAAGCAAAATACCACCAATCTCCTCTACTGCTTCGCTGAGTTTTGGATTGATTGTGATTTTATTTTCTATTTTTTTTTCTTTAATCTTTTTATTTGCTTCAACATCATCCATAACTTCAGCAAGATCTTGTCTCCAATTAGAGAAACCCTCTTTCATTCCCTTCTTCTGAGAGATTGCTTTTCCAATTGCCTTACGACGTTTGTGGAGATACTTATCAGACTTATCACTATCCCCATCATTATCAATATCAGCATCCTCTTGGCCTACTGGATCCAATGCTTCATCAAATTTCTTTCTTGCTGCTTTGACCATATCAGCATATCCTTTAGTCTTCTTCATATCTTCAATTGCCTTTTCATTATTTGATTGACGCTTCTTCATATTAGTTTCTAGATATGAATCATCCTTTGCTTCACCAAGTTCTCCCATTGCTTTTTGCTTACGGAGTTTCTTTGGATTTTTAGTTTTTACTGCTGGATACCCCTCATTATCATCAGGACTCTCAGCGGTTCCATATGCTAATGATCTATGAGTATCACTCATTTTTGCTCTTCTGGATTTTGCCTCATCAGGACTATAAGTTCTTCCAGTATCCGCCCAAGTTTTGCCTTCGTGTCCTCTCTTTCTTGCTTCGGCACTTGCTTCTTTTCCAGCAAGACTTCTTCTACGCTTCTTGAATGCTGCTTTATCAAGTGGTTTATCAACTGGAGTAGGTCTCACACCTTCTTCAACAGAAGCAACTTGTTCCAGATACACTCTGGAAATATCATTTAAAGGATTAGTTGACATCTTAATAAGTACTTACTTTCTTTGCCTTATACTTATTTATAAATTCCCTAATATTTGATACTGAATATCCTTTATATGGTTTTGCTCCAAACTGAAGATTTGTTTTATCACCTTTATCAAATCCAGGAGTCATATCCGTAGCATATTTAAAATATCCACTCGTTCCCTCAAGTGTATTTGGTTTACCTGGAAGTCTTTGTTTTTTACTCATTGTCTTTTCACTATATTCCATTACATCTCTTATCCAAGATTTAAACATATATTCTTCTTCAGTCACACAGATAAGATAATTTGTTCCTCTGCGAATAATCTTACCAATGAGACCAGTGTTTAAGTTCTCTACAATATCACCAATTCTGAAAATTCTTCCTTGTAGATAATTCTCACGAAGATTTCTCATATCATACTTTGGAGCAATCTCCCATAATGCAAAACTTTCTTTCTTTACCTTTGCCTTCTTTGCACCCATTCCTTGGCGAACTGCATTGAAGAGTGCCTGTGTATCTCCATCATCAAGTGTTTTTGGTGTTCCTCTACGGAAAGCCTTAAAGTCATCATCTATTACAGCCTTTCTCATCTTAGATGCAGACATTCCAGATACACCTTCAGCATCAGCATCTCTTACACCAGCAGAGATTACGCGAATAAGATCAAAGTTATAAAGGTCTCCATTATACTTCTGTGCTAGGTTCTCGAACTCCGATTGCCTATCAGAACCAACAACAATATTAACATTTGCATATCCTGCTTCATTTGCTGCTACCAATACATTAAAGATTGATCTCATCTCATCATCATTAATAATATTCTCTTCAAAGTCAGGAAACATCTTTTTCATAAATGAAATCTTCATATCAGGGTCAAGAGGATTTTTCTTGGGGTCCTGAGTTCTTGAAGGATAAATCTTAAGGTCTCCACCAGTTGCTGCTTTTCTTGCAGCCTTTAATAGTTTCTCATGTCCTACTGTCGGTGGATTAAAACGACCAAATGCAACAGTCAAAGTGCTGTCATCAACAGGTGCTTCTTCTGCTGGAGGTGGTGCTGCTGTTTTTGGTGGTGCTGGAGGTTTAGGTGCTGCTTTAGGTTCTGGTTTTGGTGCAGCTGGTGATTTTCCTACTGCACCTTTTGGTTTGTCCTTTCCACCTTCTACTCTACCCTTATCATAAAATACTAGTTTTCCCTTTTCTGTTTTCGCAACAAATTCTCCACGGGTATCTAACCATCCACCGTGTCCATCACTTTTGAGGTTTAACTTTTTCGCTTGCATCGATGCTTGCGATTGAGTTGCCTCATTTAGAAATTGAAAAAAGCTCTTCATATTGTTTGTTTGTATACCTTTATTTATTAAATGCCAGTATCACCCATTTTGATTAGATCTTTAAATTCTGGAGTAATTCCTGCAAAAAATTGTGGGAAAGCAGCAAAATCTCCTTTATATCTCAATTCAATATCTAGAACAGGAGTATCTCCTTTTGATAAAGTAAAGAAAACTTTGGCTGCATTTTTAGATAAAGTTTTTTGCTTATCCAAAACCATCTTGGTTTCTTGTCTCGATAGTTTTGCCATAGCAATCATAATACTATGAACATTTAGAACATTTGCACTTCCAATATTAGGAGATAAGTTTTTATCTACTGTTCCAACACCTTCTGTTAGATAAAATCCAAATTCATACTTATCCCAAGTATCCAAAACATCTAATAAATTAAGTTTCAATACTCTAGTCAGTAAAACATCTGCCAGATTATCTTTTACATCCTCTTGGTTCATAATATCAAGAAAACCTTGATATAGTGGATTTAATGTATTGCCAGTGCTTTGAAGTTTCTTATTTACAAAGTCTCTAAAACTTTCTTGAGATGGATCGTTGCCAGATTGCTTAATTAAACCATTTGGATCTTTTAGATCAGATTCTGATTTTAAATTAATTAGAGGAATTGGTTTACCATCTTTTTTTCTAATAACACGCATATCCCACAAAGCTTTTGCATCTGCTTTATTGTTTGGATTTAAACTAGAGATATTTTTATTTCCAGAAAGAGCAAATCTTTCTAATGGGCCTCCAGGGCCACAAGATTCTTTAATTACTTTGGCAAAAAATTTAATTCTATGATCATTCAGTTTGTCTCTTGTTGATTTAAACTGAGGTCCTTCAATATATGCAGAGAATGCATTATTAATTAAGGTAGGACTTGCTGAATTTGCTTTTGGTTTCTTTTTTAAAGAAATGCCAACAAAGTCATTACCATTTAGTTTTAAAATAACATCTGAGGAATTATAATCTGACATCCCAAATGCTTTTACTTTGAATGGTTCAACATCAGGATGCCATTTATTGCCTGTAAGATATACTTTAGATGGAATCTTATCTTTTTTAAGTTTTGACCTTGTTCCTAAAACAGCAGAAATAGATGCTGCAAGATCACCGTAAATGTCTTGCGGACTTTTCGAAGAAGTATCAAGATCAATAATTTTGATCATTCCATTCTTAGTTGCATTTCCAGCAGCATCCAAAACTTTGTCGCTCTTCAAATTTTCAAGAGCAATAAAGTATAGTTGTTTAAACTTATCAGCATCAGTTTTTGCAGCATTCAAATCTGCAGTTGAAACAAAAGATAATCCAGCATATAATCCTTCTGATGGTTCAAATGCCATTTATATACAAATACTTTTCAAGTATTTAGAAGTGGAGAATATCAGGATCGAACTGATAATAAAGCCTTGCAAAGGCTCCGTTATACCATTTAACTAATCCCCCCAATCAAGACATTATAAAACCCCTCAACTAAAAAGTCAAGGGGTTAGAGCAACCTTCCGTGGTTATTTATTATCGACCCATTTGTTGTCTCATAAACTTCTCAAAAGCAGGTGAATTGATTCCAGTGTGTGGGTCATTCATTGCCTTTTCTTTTTTACTGGTTTTCTTTGCTTGCTCTCTCTCATACTTTTCTGGATTTTCACGAGCATACTGAGACTCAATAATACTCTCTTTCCACTCCTCACTCATATTTGACATAATCGCAATCGCCGCTTTATTAGTATCAGCATATCCTTCGGCAACTAAGTATTCTAGCAGGTAGTCAAAAAGATCAACACCTTCACCAAGTTCTCCCATTGCTTTTGCCTTACGAACTTTCTTTGTTCTCAATGGACCACCGTGACCAGTTTCACCTCTAGCGGCATCACGGGCAGCGTCTCTACTGGGTTTTTTTTCTGGTGTATGAATATCTTTTCTTCTAGATGCTGCCTCTTCAGTTCCATAAGGTTTTCCAGTGAATCTATCAACATGCCCTCTCTTTTTCGCATCAGCAGAAGCAGCAGATCTTTGTGCTTTTTTGCGATTTGCCTGGAAGTCCTTCATCGTCATTCCTTCATCAATCTCAGATCTCCACTCTTCACTCATATTTGCCATAATCACAAGTGCTTCCTTATTTGTAGCAGCATAACCTTCGGCAACTAGGTATTCGAGAATGGCATCAAAAATATCGAGTTCTTCTTTAGTAACAAGTCCAACAACATTTTTATTTTTCTTTGTCACTTTGTCCATATATGCAATTTGCTGTTTTTGTTGGTCCGCATATCCCTTTCCTGTTGAAGGAGAAAGACGCTTATCACCACCTCTTCTTTCTGCAGATGCTGCTTTTCTCATTTCTGGATCAGCACCTTTTACTGCTTCATCCAAACAAATATCATACATTTCATCATAAGTATAAGAAGAAAGATCATAACCCTCTTCAATCAGTGCATTTACAATAAACTCAAACTCTTCTCTATTAAGTGTTGCTGCTCTTTTTGCTGCTTTATTACCTCTGCCGTGCTTCAGATCAGCACCATACTTACTATAACCCGCTTTCAAATAACGATCGTGTGCTGCTTTGGATTGTTGAGCAACTTGTTTTTGAAATGGTTTATCTCCATATCTTTCCTGATCTCTTTCTGCTCTTGCACGAGATCTATTAAGAATTTGTCTCTTTGCAGATGTATCACTCTTTTCGGGTCCTACATTATACTTCTTACGAAGTTGTTCTCCTCTACTTTCTGGTTTTGGTGCCTCTGCTTCTTTTTTACCACCACCAAGAAGTCTTTTTACTGCAGAACGAAGTCCTTCTTCAATATTTTCTTGAGGAGCATAAACTCCAGTATATGCTTCCACCAAACCTCTAAGTTCTTTGCTATCCATTAGAAAATCGTTATATTCTTCTAAGGATATTTATAAAAAAAAACCCTTGCGGGTCTTAGTGTTTATTCAACTACTTGACCGATTGCATCATCAAGGTCCGCAATCACTTCACGAAGTTCAAAGATACGAGGTGGAGTGCTTACAATATCACTCGTATATCCTTTTTGTGCTTCAAATAAAACTTGACGAACTGCAGCTGCAGTCCGCACATCCATTTTAATCGTCACTTTCTTTTCTTTACTCATAGGTCTCCTTCCTTACGATTTTCAGAACGATAGACATCAAAAGTGCCCTCAGGATAACGAGCACTCAGTTTCTCATAGTTCATTTGTAGAACTTCATCAAAAGAAGTATCAAGTGCCATACATGCCTGAGCAATATACCAACAGATATCACCAAGTTCACGTTTCAGGTGAAAGGCATTTTCTTCATTATAAGTTTTACCTTGTAGGAAGATTTTTTTTACAACTTCAGTAAACTCACCTGCTTCTGCAGACAAACCAAGAGCAGCAGTCAAAAGACGAGGAACATCAGCATCAGCAGATGTATCAAGTTCAGTTAATCGTGAAAGGAGGGCTGCAAGATGTGTGCTCGCTGGACTTGTCGTTTGGCGAACAAAATCAAGATACTTATCAGTGTCAATTTGTTGTGTCATACTTTTATAGGTTCTGCTTGTCTATCTGGAAGTTTAATTTGTGGAAGTGGTTGTGGTTCACGAACTTCCCAGGAACCACCAACACCACCGTCCATATTCACGACGATCTCA